GGTGACAGCAGCAGGCTTGAGGGGTACCTTACCCCCCTATACTCGAATAATCGAAGGACAGGGGCAGGTCTCTATTGCTTATCGTCTTCTCTTGAAGTTGAGGTTGCACGAGCTTCGACGATTTGATTCTGTTGCACTGGAGGTGGGCCAGTTGTAAGTTCTCAAGGCTCGCAGGATCTCCACCTTTTGCGACCGGGATAATATGATCGACGGTAGCACTCCACGGATCAGGGAACTTCTTATCGAAGTTCACAGGCCTTCCGCAGATTCCGCATATAGTTTGCGAAGAGAAGATGATCTTCTTCGCCTTCTGGAACGAAGATTTCGCTCCATAGTGGTCAGCTCTTTTTGCCTTCAAGATCTCACCTCTTTTCTCCCATAAGAAAACCGCTCCCTTGTCGGAAGCGGTCAGATCTGGAGACCCCTATGTTTGATTCATAGATTTACAGATATACGATATCACAGATGTTTGTCGGATAGTGTCGGGAAATTCAATCAAAGCGACTTTTTCCAGTCCCGATACTCATCATCGGTCATCGACTGCTGCCGCGTGATCTCTTCTCCGGCAGACAAGCATGAGCGAGCTTCCTTGCCGGGATTGACACCTTCCTGCTCTTTGACCGCTATGTGATAGGTCTTTTTGTGGATGCGGTCATAAACTGTAAAAAGCTGGATGCTCACTTATTGAATACCTCCGTCGCATGAGAAGTAATTATTTCCTATGCAGGCATAAGGCTCAATGCCGGAGAAGTACCCGATACAGTTGAAGTAAAGCACCTCAGGCGCATCTCCCTGCTCGATCCAGTTGTAAGCTTCAATGACCGCCTGATCGGATAGGTCTGTCCTGCTGGTCACGGAATGACCGCCGCGCACCGTGGAGAACTGTCCCGGAGCCGTCAGGACTCCCGTGACGGTGTTCGGGAAGCGACTATCTCGCACTCGATTAAGAATGCAGACTGCTATCATCGTGCGGCCGTCTATATTCTCGGGATCACGGTTAGATTCCGCTTCTACGACAGACGACAGCAACTCGAATTCGCTCTGCTCCATATTAACCCGTTCCCACGGTTCCATCGGCTCCATAGCCTTGACTGATAAGCAGTTGATAGCGATGATCGTTGATATGAAGATTTTAAGGATGGTCATTTGACACCTCCTTATATGGTTCGGGTAATGGTTGCCAAGCTATAATCCTTGCGTCTTGCCAACCTGTTTCTCCATTGATAAAAGGACTCCACTTACCACCACAAACATATCCAAAGCCATAAGTTTGATACATACAGTTATAATCGCCGTATCTGTAATACTCAAACCAAATCAACACACGTTGCATATCATCGGGCAATCTCTCACTAACTGGAATCCACTCGCCTGTCGGTTTTTCAACTGTCGGGGCATTGTCGATAATTGCGTCTATTGCGTCATTCCAACCTTGTTTATATTGAGAAAATCCGTTATCACAATTCGATTTAAGATAACAGTTTATTGATACAAACTTGTGTTCCTTCAATTCGTCAACATCAATCAGTCGCATCGTCTTTTACCTCCTCGAACCCCGGCTCACGCGCACCGCACATCGGGCACATCAACTCGTCAGGGTCTTTGCAATAAATCAGATTCTTCTCGTCGAAGACCTTTCCGCACAAGTAGCATTTAATCTTTGCCATTTTCGTAAACCTCCAGCATATCTTTGATCGTGTTATTCCACTTTTCGTAGCAGGTGTCGCGGTGGTATCCGAGCCTTTTCGCGATGTCTATCATCGTCTTACCTTCTATGAAGTAGAGCCTGACTATTTCCGCACCGACACCTCTCATCGAGTAGATCAGCTTTTCCAGTTCCGCGTTCTCTTCCTGAAGCTCCGCGAGCTGATTGCGCAGTCGTTCCTTTTCCTTTTCCGTCAGCATGATCGCGTTGATGATCGCGCTGTCGGGGTCGGACTGATGCTGCACTTTATCCTTCGAGTAGTCGATCGCGCCGGAGAAGACGGAAGTCAGCATATCCTCTTGGAGTGTCGCGAGTGACTGCCTCAGGGACCGCATCACTTTTCTGTTCTCGCGGATAACGAAAAGCTCCTGCTTGAATTCATACAGATTCATAAGTCTTTATCACCTCCAAAGGCTCGATCGTGATCTCGACGGTGGGCTTCGGTCCCCATCTCTTTATCAGATGCAGCGATGTGATCTGCTGGTCCCCGACCGCGAAGAATTCCAGATCGGCAAGCACGTCGATGAGAAGCTTGACTTCGTTATCCAGATCAGGCTTCGTGGTCTTTGGCTGACCGTGCAGCTTCTTTGTCTTTGTCGAGTGCATAAACGTAACGGCCAGATAGACAGGCCCGTCGAAATGCGGAGCGGTCAGCCCGTTCTTATACATGAACGCCCAGATCTCGTGACGATATCGCTCGCGCATCTGCCTGACATTCTTCTTCTCGTAGTGATGAACACGGCCGTTAATTACGGAAGTACCTTTTTCCTGGGCAGTTGACTTTGGGTTCTCGGGAAGTTCAAAGAATATCCTCATGTTCCACCTCCTTCAACGGGATCGTGATACTGTCATAGCCGAGAGCTGCGAAGATCTGCGCTATATTCTCCAGTTTGGGAGAGCTGACTCCATTCATCCAGGCATAGATCGTCTTCCTCTCCACATGAGCCACACGAGCGAGCGCATTCTTTGAAATATGAAGACGCGCGATCTCTTTCTTGAGCGTATTTGTGAGCCATCTTGTTGCCGTAATACTTGCCATGTTAGGCGTTGTTACTCTGTTCATGTGTTACCTCCTAAAGTGTTTAATTTGGTCATTTGTGCCAAAAAGACTAAATTGAATCGTTAAACCACAAATTTTTCGTGAGCAGTTTCAAGCTCCTTGTCTGAAATATCGAGATAGATCTGAGTCGTCCCGATGTTTTCATGACCTAACAGCTTTGAGACCGTGATCAACGGCATTCCACTTCTTAATGCGTTTGTTGCTCCGGTTCTCCTGAATCGATGAGGATGAACGGATTCGACCTTCGCCCTCTGGCCAATGCTCCTGACGATCTTCTCGATAGTCGAGGAATCGCAGCGTTCGGTCTCGTGTACCAATTCAGGATCCTGATACCATTTTTTCAGTTCTTTGCGAGGCTTCCGCTTCTTGACTTCGGTGTAGTAGCTCGAGATCATTGAGCCTGCAAACTTTGCTTTCGGGAACAGATAAGGGTTTGTGTCCTTGCGTTCCTGCAAATATAGATCAAGATGAAGAAGCGCTCGAGCATTAAGATATACGATCCTGTCCTTTCCGCCTTTGCCATGCACCAGAATCTCATTCCCTTTTATATCGGCAAGCTTGATATTTGCCACTTCGGAGACTCTCGCCCATGTTGATAGTAAAAGTTCTATAAGCAGAGACTCCCGTTCTGTTTGGCAATTAAGACGGAGCTTCTCGATTTCCATCTGATTAAAGGCTTGTTTTTTCTGCTTTTGAATCTTAATGGACTCAACCTTATTCATCGGGTTCTTGAGAAGTATCTCTTCTTTTGCAAGCCAATTATAAAAGGATGACAAGCAGCGTCTTTCGTTATTAGCCGTCACTTTGGTGACTCCATCGATCTGAACACGGATTGCCAAATACATCCGAATATCATCCGCAGTGATCTCATCATAGTTCGATTTAATCTTATGGAAAAATGATGATAATGTATTCTGGTAATACGATACAGACCTCTTCGATAAACCTCGCGCAATCTTACTCATCACGAATCTTTGGATCATCTGAAGGTTCTTATTTCCCTCGTAGATCTTCAGACTTCTCACGATCTTGTTGATTTCGTAGTCGTTGAGAATGAGGTCGATCTTCATCTTAACGTCATTCAGACCGTCTTCCTTAACATAGGGCAACAGCGAAGTGACCAGTTCGTTCCTGAATTCTTCCTTCATAAGATCGCCCCCACAGCTTTCGGTGTGTAGAATCTTCTTCTCCTCGGAATGCTTTGTATTGAATCTGAAAGCGAATCACCTTGATAGCAAACTGCATTTATCCCCAATAGGCTCAACTGAACATAACTCATATACACGCCTTTCCAGTCAAGATCCTGCGCTATAACTCGAAGCCTTTTTTGATAATTGATTCCTTCTTCTTGAAGGACTTTTGCAGTCGCAAGTATCATTCCGCCACCCCCACAGGAAGGCTCATTCAAGGTGATGTCCTCTTCGGATTCCTTAACCCTTCCTATGTCAATCCCTGCGCGTGCGGTAAGATAGCTGATATGAAACGGAGTGAAAAACTGCCCTATGACAGAGCTTCCCATCTCTCCCTTCATATACACGTCGCCGAGAACATCATCCACCCCTTCATCTAATGTCTCGATCAACATTCCGAACAGATCGTGCAGTTTCATCTGGTCCCGGTCACTGTATTTCTTAATCGTATTGACATACATCTCCTCACGCTCTTTCCAAACCTCATCGTGAATGATCGCGAGACTGTTCGAGATGGAAAGAGCCATAAGTTGAATCCAGTCATTAAAGATCTGATAAGCTGAATATTGCCCGGCTATCTCATTGATATCTTTGATAATGTCTGCTTTTCTGTTCATTTGTCACCTCCCTGAATCCGCCATCTCACTGATCTTGTCAAAGATGGCCAGTCCCCACGCTTCTGCACGGGCTCTCTCAATCCTGCATCCTTCCGACTCCTGCCAGTTCTCCATGAAGTAGATACCGTCACAAAGCTCCATGAGGACCGTATCTACGCGCATGAACTCTGAATGGCTGAAGTCATCGGGCAGATGCGCCGAGATCGCGAACGGGTTGACGGGTTTATGTCCCAGAGCCTTGATCTGGATCTCGGCATAAACGAACCGTGTATAAGCCGTGTCGAGGTGATTGGTTATCGGTCCTGATATGTAGATTCTCATCATCTCCACCTCCAGCCGGCATATCTTTCAGCCTCTTCTTCAAACTGTGTAGCTGACTTATAGAAGGGACACTGGTCTCCCTCGTACCGACCGCCGCGGGCCGGGAAGACTGTCGAGGTGAGCAGTCTGCAGCATCCCTGTCCCCTGTTGGCGAAGCAGTCGTGATGTGCTTCACACTTCTTTAATTCATCTTTCATTCTTTTACCTCCAATGGTTCTAAGTCATACGGAGTTCCGACCAGAACTCCTTTCACTGTTTTGACGTAGGTGTAATAAGGGAAGATCTCGACGATATGCCCGGTCCAATCCTTATGCCGTGAATACATACCCACAAACTTGACCTTCTGGCCGATGTATCGCTGAAACTTATAGTCGCACGGTCTCGGCTTATCCTTTGGAAGATCGTATATAGTCAACTGACCTTCATTTTTCATGTCTTTCTTTCATCCTTTCCCGGAGAACGGTGTCCCCCGTCATGGCTGCTATGCAGTCGACCGCGTGTCTGAGTAAGTCTTCCGCATCACCTGTCTGTAAGTTCTTCATCAGGTAGACGCGAGCGTCACCCGATGTCTTGATGTTGTCCTGGTATTCTTTGAGGACTTTGGACCAGAGGTCGTGTGTCCGGGTGTACTGTGACGGTGTAATCATACTTTCACCTTTGGTGGATTCCACTTATAACTGCGAGCCTTTTCGAAAGCCTCGAAAACCGGAGAATTAGAGATTTTCATACATAAATCGAAATCATCGCGTTTACAAGAAGAGTTAGGATTCAATTCGACATCGCTGACAGGAAGAATTGAAAATCGCTTCTTCGGCGGAACATACTCTCCGATATACGGTCCTCTATATCTTGCAGAAGATATATTCCCGCAAACCTTTTCTCCGCCGCCTACAAAGAACCACCAGCCTTCTTCGACTCCTCCGGCATATCGAGTAGAATAGTAATATGCTGGGAAGTGAGGCATACCTTTAGCCTTCGGATCAGGAATATTCGACAAGATAATAACCTTTTTTATAGGTCCGCCCCATTGAATAAAATTTCTTATTTTGAGAATTTCCTTTTCGAAGCCCGGACGTTCCCCTTTGACTTCTGCATGAGCTTCGAGCTCAGGGAGATAGAAATCAGGTAAATATTTTTCGCCCTTTTCGTTCTCAATTCCTTCGGGCTCATAAACCCATTCGATTTTGCAAGTATCAAAGAAGATCGCCCACTGAGCTTCCAACCTTGACCTGAACACCGTTCCGTTATATTCGGTTGGAATAGACTTAATATTTTTGTTCATCTTTTGTCCTTTCTAAAACCTTCATCGCCCTAATGTCCGTAGAGGGGAGATGTCGCGCCGCAGGCGACATCTTCCTCAAGGACATATATAGAAAACGGACGTTTACTATATATAGCCGATGTCGGTTTTCGGTTAAATTTCTTTTACATATTCTTGTTATCGGCATTTTCCCCGATGTCGTTTTTTGAAACGATGCCGTGATTAAGCTGAAAACCGCCGTGTTCATTGACATATTTACGAAGTGCATCTATCTTCACGGGCGAGTAGTTCACCATGTCCGACAGTTTTGCAAAGCCTTGCTCCTGACATACCCCGAACGCGTACTCTACAATGGCCCTTTTTTTGTCTTCGCTTTTCCTGTTAGGGTTCTTGCCGAGGTTGGCTTCTCTCGAACCCTCAACAAAACAACCCTCTAACAAATTCGCGTTGTCGACATAATGGACGGGGAACTTAAACCAAACCTTGAGCGGCTCAACGTCCTTAAAGTCTCTGAGCACGAAAGACAGTTCCATCGGTCTCTCCTGCTTCATCAGCTCTTTGACCAGATCGGGAGCGTCGTTTCCCGGATCGAGATTCGAGATGTCGACGATTGCGTCAGCATCACGAGCAAAGACACCAGAGCCGGCACCGCGGTCGATAGTCTTCTTTGAGCCGGAATCTCCCTTCGGGTGATGATGATCGTAGATAATAGCTGCGCCCGTCTCGTGTGCGATCTTATCCAGAGCGTTACAAAACTTGATGATCGCTTCCGCGCTGTTCTCGTCACCCTGTTGAACCTTGTAAAGAGGATCGAGGACAATCGCCTTATAGTTCTGCTTCCTGCATCGTCTGATGATCTTGTCGGCGAGCTTGTCCAGCGGGAGCGCATATCCCCTCAAATTCCAAAGATGGATATTTGAAGCATTCGCCTGGCTGAGCTTTATGTCGAGAGCGTCATACAACTGAATGAATCTGTGATATAAGGAAGCAACCTCGACCTCGAGATTCATATACAAGACCTTGCCCTGCTCACACTTGAACTTCCCGAGCCATGGTCTCCCCTCCGCGATGCACACGGCCAGATTTTGCGATAGACACGTCTTGCCTGCCTTAGAATCGCCCGTGATAATCATCTTATTACCTTCGCGAAGTATCCCACCGATGAGCTCAGGTGAGAGCTGCGGAGGATCTTGTATCTGGTCCCAGAAGTCGAGGATCGGAGGCAAGTTATCGTCCACACCGTTCACGAGATCTATCCACTCGAGCCAAGACGTGCAGCCGATATTCGTAGCAAGTAGTCTCTGAATGTTGCCGTTACGCATAGCACCCGGAAGACGCGACAGCCTCGCAGGGTTCTTGTTCGCCTCGTCGATCTGGAACTGTCTTTGAGCAAGATAGTCAAACAGGAAGCTTGTTCTCTGGTCGAACTCCGTCTCGTTCGAAGCATCGACCTTGACGATAGCGTGAATGGACTTCCCGCCTGACTCGATCAGAGCAACGATGGGGAGCTTCTGGTTAATAAGAAACTTCTTCTGCTCCTCCAATGACATCGAGTCCGACTCGACCAAGACGTAAGCGAATCGAGTGACATCGGCATCCTTGGCACCTGTTGACGGGTTGTGTCTGATCCACGCGCCTGCTTTCGGGTTTATCGTTCCAAAGGCTTCATCGAGGTTCTTATACTTCTTGAGGTCTCGGATGATAGCTGATACCTTGCGGACGTGTCCGGCATCAGCAGGAACCCACTTGTCCTTATCTTCCTTATAGGAAGCCGAGTGAACATATGAGACGGACTCGTCCTTCTCGTAGAGCGTCTCAAGATAGCGGACAGCCATTTGCCAGGGCTCTTCTTCCGTGCTGTTCTTGGAAAGAACTTCCTCGTAGTAATTGCCTTCCTCGGCGACCGCCGGAAGATAGTCATCGAAGCTCCACTTCTTTGATGGAGTGTAGCTCCCATATTGCTTGGCAAGATAGACGATTGATCCACCGTTTACGCCAGAGCCGTTGAACGTGTTCCACTTCTTCTCGCATTCGTACGAATGGTAACGTTCGGAATCTCTTGCTGACCAAGAATCCCAGACAGAGCAGGGAAAGCCCTCGGCTTTGAGGGCCATCCCCACATCCTTCCATTCGTTATACGTCAGACGGCTGGGATTGAGTGCGTCGAGTGCGTCGAGGATGTTCTGTCTGCTATCCATCAGTCAATCCTAAAAGGCATATCGTCCTCATTGAGAACGGGAGCGGTCGTAGCCTTCTTTGCAGTCGGGATGAGATACTTGTCAACCTTCGCGCTCACCTTGCCGTTGTAGGTATCGTGCTTGATCTTGCAGAAACCCTCAAGACCGACAGCCTTATCCGCAGCATCACCGATGGAAAGAGAGAGTTCCTCGCCCTTCTTCTTGAGACCAATGGACTCAAAGAAAGTGACCAGCTTCCACATCATATTGTCCGAGATGACGAGGTTGTCGAAGACCGAACCTTCCGCGCCCTGAAGGTCAAGTCTGACCTTAATCATCGGGTTGCCGTTGCTGGAGAAGGTCTTCTCTGCACTTACGACGATGAAGTTATAATCTCCAATCGGAGGGATTGAGAACTCCCTCTCCTCTACTTTTGCCGGGACCTTGCTGTTCCAATCGTACATTTCACTCATTTGTTGATTCCTCCTGATTTTTGATTTTTGTGATTATCTTTTCGCAGTTATCTGCGATAATTTTGAGATACTTGTCCGGCAGATCCTTAAAGGACTCGGCCGTGATCGTGGGGTCTTGAACAGACATCCAACGGATGACCTGCTCTTCTGTTATTCCTGCTGACGCGTAGCCTTCAGAGACGCGCTGGTAGTAGGGTTTATGCTCCGGCACGTTAGCAAAGCATGAAGCTATCGAGTCAAAGGTCATGTCAAGCTCATCAGGGAGCCCGAAGCGGTTCTTTGCGTCCCATGCCGGATGATGAGTCGTGTACATGACGCGACGGCCTCCGATGCCCTTCTTTGACTTGGTCTTTGAGTCTTCGATGACACTTGTCTTGTAGTTAAGAAAGAGGACCATGTCAGCCCATTCCTTGACGAGCGGTGCGGCCTTCTTTGACAGCTTCAGCTCCCACCTGTCGTAAGCGCCCATTTCATCGGGCTGTTCAAACTTGCGCATCATAGCGTGAGCCACGATGACCACGTTGATATCTACATTGATGAGTTCGCCGCACTTGCGCAGGAACTTAGTGAAGCATTCGGCTATATAGGTGTAGCCTTTGCCGTATCCGGCATCTTCGATGGACTTGAGATCGTGTTCGGCAAGGACATGAGCGGTGATAAGCTGCTCAAGCTTGTCTGCCGTGTCGATGACCACTGTCTTGAAATCTTCGTGCTTGAGTTCATCCATGATAGTGAGCAGTTCATTGAAGCTGTCAGGTGGATCCACACGAACGACATCGAGAGTGTCAGAGCCGCTCTCCAAGTCAATGAAAACGGGAGACGGGAACTGTGAAGCGAGCGTAGTCTTACCGATACCCTCGGGACCGTAGAGAACGATACCCAGAGCGCGGAGCCTTTTGCCGCGTATAAGATTAATCATATCTGCATTTACCTCCTGTGTTGGAATTTTGATTTTTGATAGGGCCTGCATCGTTGCGAAGTAGCCCTTCAGTGATTCGGGGATGTAGGTCATTTGATTAAGATGGACTGTGAGCTTTCCAGATGCGCGATACCTTCAAGCGCTGCACCGTCCTTCAGATCTTCCGCGAGAAGCTTGCGGTCTATCTTCGGCGCCTGGGGAATGAGATACTTCTCCGGCACGTTGTAGACATAGTAGGTATCCATGACCACTGACGGTGCGTTATTCCTGACAGTGAAGCTAAACAGATCACCCTTGACTTTCAGCTTGCCTGTCGCGATCATCGCATTGCACATGGCTGTCTTCATGGACTTGACTCTGTTCTCGAGAGTCTTGCGCTTCCCTGCGAGCCTGTCCTCTTCCTTCTTCAAGCCTTCGATATCAGACTCGAAGTTCTTAATGACCTTTGCGTAGTTTTCAAGCTTGACTTCGATATCGTCTGCAAGGTTGGCCAGTGCGTCATCAAGCATGGCCTGCATATCATCATCGAGATCGCCCTGCTGCGCTATTTCTGCAAACTTGGCATAGTCGCCTGTTAATTCGTAGAGAGATGCCATCAGAAGCCTCCTATCTTCGCGCCGGCGAGCTTCATGTATTCTGTGACGATCTGTTCGAGCATCTCGCTGGCATCGCGATCAAGGAAATCGCACATACTCCTGAAACGCCTTTCTACATCGGTCGCGAGCCTTAATGGACTCACCTTGAATTTCATATTCTCGGCTTCTTTCTGTATGGAACTCTGAACGTCAGGCCTGTTTATCAGATCGCGAAAACCCGCTTCGTTAAAATCTATCTGCTTTGGTTCGTCAGTTCCAAGCCAATCGTTTAGTGTCTCAAAACAAACAACGGGCATTCTTTCCTGTCTAAACCACGCACGCACCGTGCTAACGTTCTTTTCTGTCTTGTTAGCGATGCGAGTGAAGCAGACCGCCTGCGTGTCGTGAACTTTTGCACGAACTCTCTTCATCATCTCGTCGGGGTTGAATTTGACCATTTTCTTTCTGCTCATATCACACCTCCTGCGACGGATAGCGAATGCCGGAAGTCTCGTGAGTGATGACGATGTGGTCAGACTTATCAGCATCACGATGCTCAAGTATCCATACGCGACGGGATAAGTTCTCAACCTGCGCAGACTTCTTGCGGAGGTCTTTTTCCATAGCTTTGATAGTCGCTCTTGTGGTAAAATAGATACCGAGGAATCCGAGAGTCGTTAATAGCTGGACTGTCACGATTCCAAAAATGTACATCAAATTCATGTTTACATATCCTTTCTTTTGTACTTGTCGAGGTCTGCAGCCTCGACATTTGTTTTGAGTTCCTTCAGTTTGATCGCTCTCGCGATAGCCACTTTCTCCTGTGTTGTGAACTGCTTTATTCCTCTCAGGCAGTCCTGTGCTCGTCTGGGGCTCATACACCCTGCATCTGCCAGCTCCTTCATCGTGGAGAAATATCTGCCAAGCGCCGGATATAGCCCGCCTGACGCTCTCATGTCGCCTCCGACTTGACAAGTTCGCTAAAAAAAATAGTGTCTCGCTCGTCTTTGGTCATGTTAAGAGCTTCGGAGATCTTCTGTGCATCGAGCAAAGAGATCTTCGACCTTCCGTTGATCTTGTCTGACATAGCCTGGCGCGATATTCCAAGAATACTTGCAAGCCTTGAGACTTCCATGCCACGCTCGACCATCAGTCCTCTCAACTTTGCGTAATTTGTCATTGAATGTCCTCCTTTCGTTGATGTCGTGTGTCAGTTGACACCTAAAATGTACCAATGATGTCCCTGTGTGTCAAGTGTGAATTTACAAAAGTCAATTTATTGTTGTCAAACGGCACGAAGCCATATACAATAATAAAAGAAAAGGAGTTGTAGACATGGACGAGAGATTACAGAGATTTGGCGCATATATCAGACTGCTGAGAGAGTCAGAAGGTATGTCTCAGGAAGAGCTCGCTAAGAAGTCGGGGTTCGCTGGCCGCGCTGCAATCAGCGCCATCGAGAAGGGTAAGAATAACATTTCCATTGAGAAGTTGCCCGATCTGGCGAGAGCTCTTCATACGACGCCGGGCAAACTGATGGACACAGTCATTGAGGTTCACGACACAAATTCTATCACCGACGGACTCAACGCGGAGAACATCGCAAGGCTGAAGAGTTACGCCGATTACCTCAGAGCTTCACAGGAGGACGAAACATGACACCTACATGGGACGGGAAGAGATGGCGCGTCAGGGTAATGGTAGAAGGTAAGACTCACTCCTTCTCCTGCTCCACTCCCGGAGCGAAGGGACGCAAGGAAGTTCTCAAGAAATATAACGACTGGCTATATAACGAAGCCAGCGGAGAGAAGACCTTCGGGCGTGTAGCTGATGAATACCTTGAGGATCTGATCGCGAGGAACGGCAAGACCTCCGGCTCATACATACAGAGCGAGTGCTATATCCGCCTTTATTTGCGCCCTGTGCTCGCTTCTCGTAAGATGTGCAAACTAACCCTCCGAGATTATCAGAGCGTCATCAACGGGGCATGTGGCGCGTCAGGAGATCCGCTATCACATAAGACACTCTCCAACATTCGAGCAATCCTCATGGGGATCATCAAGTTCGGCTATGCGGACTATCAGTGTGAGCTGCCGCGTGGTGAACTTTACATTCCTAAAGGTCACGCCAGGAACGAACGCGAGATCCTCCAGCGGTCAGATATCGCTCGCCTGTTTGAGCCGTGTGACCTTTGGTACTGGAGAGCTTTTTGCTTCATGACGATCACCGGTCTCCGTCCTTCCGAGTGCCTCGGTATTCAAATCGGGGACATCGAGCAGGACTGTGTCAGGATCAGACGCGCAGTCAACTCGAGAAACTACATCACCGACGGAAAGAATAAGAACGCGCGGCGCACGGTCCCGATCGGAGCGACAGCTCGTGCCATTCTAAACGAGATCATCGAGAGAAATGCCAGTCTTAACCTCCGAACAGAATGGGTCTTCTGTTCTCCTGACGGCTCTGTCGGGAACCAATGCACTATGCGAAACCAGTGGACGAGGCTCAAGAAGGAACGCGGCCTTCCTGGCACTCTGTATTCCTTCCGTCACACGTTCGTTTCCATGATGAAGGACCAGCTCAGCGAGTCCGCTATCAAGGAATACATCGGGCACAGTGAGAGCATGGATACATACGGCACATACAGCCACGAAGTTGATGGTGAGCACAAGAAGACCGCGGAGATCATCGACCTGACTTTCAAGGAATTTGACCATAATTTGACCAAAGCAAAATAAAAAAGCCTCGTAACCCTTGCGGTTACGAGGTTTCTAATGGTGGAACATACGGGGCTCGAACCCGTGTTTGTATCGGCACACGTGCCGAAAATGTCCGTAAAATAAGGCTTTTTCGATTCGGTCTCTTGTCTCAGTCCGCCACCCGTGGACTAATTTTGACCAAGATTTTGACCATAATTCTGCAACTTTGAGCATCTTTGAGCAACTTATGGAATGTAATTACTTTTTTAATAACTATTGTGATTACTTTAATAATTAAAAATTCATGCAATATTTTTTCACTATTTGTGAAAAATTTGCATAAATCGACATAATATTTCAAATTTTAGGCAATAAAAAAGACCTCATCCCCGGAGCGGAAAGGGATGAGGTCTTAGTATCTTAACAGCGTCGTAAAAAATTTGGAGGATATTCTATGAACTGCCGCTCCTGATGAATTCAGCGATAATTAGATGATATGAGCGCAGGCCAAGTCAGCTAGCCGCATATACCGTCAGAAGGGAGTCCCTTCGATGCCTGGAAC